CTCTGCTGAAACTCTAGAGCAGTTTGATGATTATATTCTAAACTACATATATGGTAGAGCTAAAAAAGATACTCTAAGAGAAGTGAAGTTAGGTGGAAACACATACTCTGCAACCAAAGCGGGGTACAATCTACTATCTTATAACTCTATTAGAGCTTTATCCTTGAACATGGTATCTGGTGTAGCTAACATGTTCAATGGTATAGCCAATCTATTTATGCAGGGGGCTAAAGGACAATTCTTTTCTAATTTAGATGTAGTTATAGCTTACAAAAACTTTGCATTTGGAGACTTAAGAACTAGAACTCTTGTTCCCTTCTTTGATATACAATTAGATAATACTGAGTGGAGAAAAGCAGAGAGAAGATCTTCATCTAAACTTATAGAAAATAAAGTACTGTCTTATGAGAGGTTCTTTGTTCTACAAAAAAGTGGAGATATGCTTGTACAGTGGGGAACACTCTTAGCATTCTTAAACTCACATACAGTTAAAGAAGGTAAGATAGTCAAGAAAACTGGTAGTGAAACTAGTTTCTATAAACAAATAAAGATTGATAAAAATAACAATGTCACTATACCAGATGTGTCTGAGCAGGAGATGTTGAAGTTTAGAAATAAGGTAAAAGAAATATCTAAGATAACTCTTGGACAAATAGATCCTTATGATATAACCAGAATGAGGATGACCATTTGGGGAGCCATGGCAGGACAATTTAGATCTTGGATACCTAAGATGGCAGATGAGAGGTTTGGGCAGATAAGATACAATAGAAATCTAGAATCTTGGGAGTATGGTAAGTATAGATCATTCTTTAAACACTTAATATCTAAAGAGTTCTTACCATTAGTAGGAAACTTACTTAAAAACTATGGTTTAATGGGATTAGGTGGAGATGGTAAATGGTCTGACAGAACTAAACTACATGCCATAGCATTGTTTGAGAAAGCAAAAGCTGAAAACCCTACTCTAGAAATAACACAAGAAGAGTATATTCAACTGCACTATCAAAATCTAAGAGCTATGGTAGCTGAACTACAGATGATAACTGGTGTACTAGGTATTATATACCTTCTATCATCATTGGATGATGAGGAGGACTCTCCTAGTGGTTGGTATAGATATTTAGGAAAAACATTTACTAGATTCTCTGATGAACTTTTATTCTTCTCACTACCGTCATCAGGTATGACTATACTAAAAGTTCCAATACCTTTAATATCTTTATTAAATGATATGCAACAATTTACAGAGTATGGAATGAAGACTGCATACTTATTGCCCTTTGGAGAAGATGAGGATTATATGAAATCTTTAGAGAAGACAAAGAAAAAGGGGATTAGTTTTATACCTACAGTAAATGGTGTAGACAGATTCTTTTCATTCTACAGTGATTAATGCAGATCTAAGCAAAAAAAAGGGGGAGAATACTGAACACTTCCAGCATCTCCCCCAAACATGAACTATAAACTAAATCAAAACTCCATTAACAAATAGTATACGATGACTAGAGTCATCCATATACTATAGTATTTAAATAATTTTCTCATAATTTTATCTATTATCTCCAGAACCCTGGATTACCCCCCGCTCTTTTCTTGATTTTAGTTTTAATAAATTATAACTAGCTATTTCTCCTAGACATAAACCATTCTCATCTGCAATCCTAGCTAGATAGTAAAGTACATCTCCTATCTCACCCTGGTACCACTCATGAGGATCTACTTTCCCGTCTCTTAACCACTTCTTTCTTAGCTCACATAGTTCTCCTACTTCCCCAGCTAAGCCAAGGAAAGCCCTTTCTACTTTATGTTCTCCTATCCAAGTATCTCTAGTTCTTTCTTGATATTCATCAAGAGTTAAGGTACTTTTATGATCCTCTAAGTCTGTATAAACTTCATTCATTATATTAAATTTCACAAGCTCCACCACTACAGGCAAGCTCTTGTTTAAATGTTGTGTTGTCCTCCACTTCAATTATATCCTTTAAGTTAATAGGATTAATTTGTGAAGCTCTTCTTATATACTCTTCTTCTGTAATACTTTCAAATGGAGCTTGTACATATGTACCTCCATCATAAGGAAGAACACTGAGACCATTATAATACTCTCTATTCTTCCACATCCATTGTCCTACTTCATCCCACTCGTCTGGTTTAATAGATATAGTAGCTGAAATATTATGTCCATTAGATCCTCTTACAAAGCCAGGTTGTATCCAGTTTATATTCCAATCCTTTACCCTCTCTAAAAGACCAATAGCTGTAGTATCATTCCTTGTAGTAGCACAATCAGGTGCTTTAATGGGGAACTCTATAACTGCACTATTAGGTAAAGCTTTATAGTCTTTAACTAAAGATGGGTTAGTTCTCATGAAATACTCATACAAAGGATTGTCCTTAGTCATCTGAGTCCTTCTAACAAGATGTGTGTCCCACCAATCTCCAACTCCACTGCTACACTCTAAGACACAAGAAGTGCTTCCTGCAGGCTTCATAACAGTGTTTCTGGCTGCTGGTTTAGTTCCTATAGCTTTAGACATTACTTTGTTAGTACTTACTACCAACTCACTACCCTGCTTTCTGTCAATATTAGTCCAATCATTACTAGCTACACCAGTAACTCCTACACCAATTAGATAGTCTTTCTCAGTATTCTTCTTCCAAATAGATCTTAAATAATGAAAGTCTGTAAATCCTGCTTGTAGAGTACCAAAGAATGAGGCTACAATACATCTTTCATTAAAATCTTCTCGATTAATTATTGTAGCACCATTAATCTCTGTAAGATTACAGAATGTAAAGGGTCTTAAAGAGGCCTCTACACAAGGATTATACCCATAATGTAAGTCATTACTAAAGATAATACCTGGTTCTCCACTACCACTGTTCTTAATTACTTCCCAGAATTCTATAAACTCTTTCTTCTTAATTCTATGTCTTAGGACTACAGCACTGTTATTAGCTCTTCCTCGTTGAGGATTAAGTTCCCACCAAGCACCTGATTTACATAATCTCATAGCCTCATCATCAAAAGAAAATAGAGCAATACAAGCTGCTCTTCTAATTCCTCCTGCTAATACAGCATCAGCTATATGGCACACAATATCATGACAGTCGAGAGTAGATAGCTTTTCTCCATTAGATTTTCTCTCAAGGATTTGTTCTATCTCAAACAAGCATCTCTTTAAAGGCTCTGGTCCTGGAGCTAATCCTCCAGCAGTTACTAACCTAGATCCCTTAGGTCTAATATCACTAAAATCAAACCTAGGCTTAGTTACTCTCTTCCCTATATAACTAGATACTAAATGTCTAACAGCGTCACTCCAACCTTCTATACTATCACCAACCAAATATCTCTGAGTTCCAGTAGGCTTGACAATCTCTGGCAATTTCTCCACATGAGAAAACTGAACACTATATCCTACTCCACTTCCTCCTAACAGCAAGAACATTATCTCACTAAAGGCTCTATAATCATCTATAGGAAGGAAGCAACAGTTGTATCCTCTAGCATTATTCTTTTCTATAGCAGGCCCAGCAAACTGAGCAAATCTCATAGACATAAGAACATCTTTTCTCCTGATAGAAATCATATTACTTCTGATCTCTGACTCCACCACTGGATATCTTTTAACTAATAAGTTCTCATATCTATCACATATTTCTCCCCAATCTTCTCTTCTATTTTGCTCTGGCAAGAATTTTGCATACTTGTCAAAAATTGTTAACTCACTTAAGAGTTTTCTACCATCTATCATCTATTGTTCTTTGCTTAGTTTTACTGAAAAAGTAAACAAAGGTACAAAAAATTATTGTAATCATGTGTTATTTTAAGTTTAATTAATAAGATTAGTCTGTCTCTTTCAACCACAGATCAATAACTCTTTTGGTCTTCTCTAAATCCTCTACAAATTCTCCCTTATTCAAAGCTCTATCAATCCTCTTGACTATGTCAAACTGATAGGCATTCCAGCCCCTCTGCACAGCTATTTTGTACAGAGAACCTGACTTAGCATCATCATAATGCTCATCTGCCATTCTTCTTTGGATATATAGTGTCAATGTCTACATGTATAAGTACTCTGAAAAGAGCTCCCCCACAAAAAATGAGTAAAATAAACATATAATAATAATCTGGTATAAGTCCTACTGACTTCCACATTATCCATGTCATTATAGCAAGAATAATAAACAGTATTATCACCACTACATTTTCTTTCCTAGTATGTACTTTCATCTCTAATTCTTATATCATTCATATCTTCAACA